ACCGCCGCTTGACGCTTGGCACCAGTAATCTGCTCAGTTTCCTTCGCTGCCTTCTCACGAATTTGGCGAATTGACTGCGCATCCTCGTACACTCTGTCAAAAGCGATTTGCTTGTAGACCGCCTCTAAATCGGAGGTTCCCATGAACAGGGCCTTGGAAACAACTTCATTAGCGTCGAAATCAGAGCCATATCGGTTCTGAAGCGTTTCGATAGTACGTTCCAACTCCTCCATCGCCTGAGCTTGCTCAAACGCTTGGACTCGCTGTTCCAACTGTCGGAACTGCTTCTCCACCGGATCCAAATCAAGTTCCGCCTCATCAGGGACGGATTGCTCGTTGATTCCGTAATGCTTAGAAAGCAGTTCCAGCGTCTCCTTGGGGTTGTTCTGCAAGGCTTCTTGCAAAGCAGCACCAAATTGAAGCTGTCGCTTTTGCTCACTTAACTCCTGTGTCTTACGGGTATAATCCGCTTGACGCTGGTAGCCAGAAAGCGCCTCTTTCAAAGGAACTTTTATCTCTTCACCTGCAACGGTCACGGTCACATACTTGTCACCGAACTCATCAACAGGAAGAAGATCAATCTGCTCTTCTGTCAGAGTTTCAACTACATCTGTAACTTCCTGCGGTTGTCCCTCCGGCTGAACTTGCTGTTCAACTACAGGGGCCGATTCGGTCTCGACTTCATTGCTAACTATGTCACTCACTTGAGTCCTCCATGGGTTGCTCTACACCATAAGGAAGTTCGTTACATAACTGGTGGCTGTGGCATCCCCTGGGGCATCATTTGGGCCAGAATTGCTGGGTCCATCGGCATACCACCAGGTGCTGGTGGCAATGCCTCGGGCGTCGGAGGAACCGGTGCCGGTGCAGGAGCCGGTTCAGGTGCTGGAGGTGGCGGAGCCATAATGAATCCAGCAGCAGACTTGATACCAAAACCCTGCTGAAGCACATAAGTTGCCAGCTTTGCCATGTCCAAGATTCCAGCCTGAGCAAATGGAGCCATTGCGTCCACAACCTGGAGTGCCATCTGTCGGCGGAAAGACTCGTTGACTGGTTGGGTTGATCCGCCCTCAACTTCAAAGTCAAACTCGCCTTGGATGTAGTCTCGGTCAAAGTCCACCCAAACATTGGTGGCGTCTTTGCCTGCCACACGGACAGCCTGCTCACCGGTCATGTACTGCTGTGCCAGCATAACCAGTCGGCGTGCCGCATCGGCAATCGCCTTCTCAATGATCGCCAGCTTGTCTGACGCTCTAGCGTTGGCAGCATCCTGAATGATGCCAGCTTCTGTGGCCGTACGGCGGATTTCAGGGAGGGCGCCTCGGGCGTACTCCGAGATTCCGGAGATACGGTCAATGTCATTGGTGATCAGCGTAGACTGATTGTAGAACTCTGGTGGGCTGATGACAGCAGGCATTGGTGCAACCACGCCACCCAATCCTTCTTCTGAAATAACTGGAACCAGCACGTTGTCCTCATCGGACTCGAGCGCACTGCGACCTTCGGCATCAAACGCCGACTCCTTGTACAGCCACTTACGGGAGAACCGCTTGCGGTGGTTCATCATTTGGGTACGTGTCTCATTGAGTTCCATCTGGAGTGGCTCAATAGCTTCCAGTTCACCCATCGGATAAAAGTGTTCTGGAATCTCGTAGTTCCTGAGCATGACAAACGGATGACCAAAAGCAAACGGTATTTCAGTTGGTGTTACAAGGAACTTGTCGCTACCATCACAGAAGATTGAGATTGTTCCACGATCAATGTCGTAGAACTCCCAAATCTCCACGTAACCATCTTCGGCTTTTTCGCTTCGTCGTGGCATGTTGCCATCCTGGCCCCACTTCGTGTAGTGGGATGGTGCGGCTTCTCTGCGTGCCTGAGAGTTGTAACGCTTGTCTTTCTTGACGTCTGTTAACGGTCGGCGGATTCGCTGTGCGATCCACCGCATGTCGGAAATTGACGTCGCATCGGCATCAACAAAAACATCAAATGGACTAATACGCTCAACAAATGGACGGTCCTCGGTGATAATGATTTCCGATTCCGTGATTGATTCCGGTGCTGCAAGCTCATCAGCTGTATCGTACTCTTCGCCTTCGGTCTTTTCAACAAAACGATAACCAGTCTTCAACCAGCCGTGACCAACGATAAGCATGTCCTTGACTGCACGACGGAACTCGCTCTGGCACTCATAGTGCCTCCACCAATAGTTGACGACCTCTTCGGTCACAATCGCCTTCGGGGCGTCTTCATAACGGCGTGCGTTAACCGTAATCTTCGGATGGTTCACCGACACGCTTGGCCAGATGACGTTGATAGTTGCGAATGCATCATTGATTAGCATTCGGTCTTCATCGGAGCTGTTTAGGAAGTGCTTGCCACGATACATGTCGATCATGCGCTTCCAGGTTTTGTCGTAGTTGTCTTCACGACGCCAACGACGTGACTGCTCGATCTTTTCCCGATATCGGGTGATAAGTTCCTGGTTAGAGATTCTTGCCATCGTCTTGTCCTTCGTGCCAACCAATATGGTTGTCTAATTTGCTTCCGATCTTATCCACCTTGGAACCAAGCATCCTTAACAGGATTTGACCTTGTTCGTGCTGTGAGGTGTTTTCTTTGCGTAGTTTCTGAAGTACCACGACCAGCGGACCTGATATAACAGCGACCGCAATCGGTACCCAGATAGCTTCCACATCACATCCAATTCGTCACAGGCTCGGCGTTATAACCATTAATCTTGGCGTCCTCAACAATTTTATGTTGACGTTCCTTGATAGTTGGTCCGTGAAAGTCTTCCTGACCATGAGTAAAACCTAGGCGAATTGACTTAACATGGCATTTAAAGCAAACAGAACCCCTTCTAGGGAGTTCGTCTGCATCAAACTCGGTCAAACACTCTAAACAACGGAAAGTTTTCATCGATAATAGGGGATTTCGTTACTCAGCGACGTTAAACGACCCTATTTTCGCCGGCTTATCAGGAATATTCTTGACAATGTGGCGTGCCCACCAATCCAAAGAATTCTTTCTTGGCTCCAAATCATTCCTGTACTCAGGCAACCAAACATACTTCAACATCTGGTTAGCGATCCCCAAAGACATAACCCGGTCATCATGCGGAGAACCATGCATTTTCCCATTCGCCTCACGAATAAAGGTCTTTAGCTCAGCCACCGTCAAAGAATCAAACAGGGACAAAGCATGATCCCTGAGAGCCGCATTCAACTCATCAATAGCCAAAGGCTTAGAAACCGACGTCGTACGCCACCCCAAAGAATCAGAAACCTTTGGGTTCGTATGGTTCATTTTACGCTGTTTGTACAGGTTCCGGTAACCCACCCTGGCCAAAGACTTCAAGGTCGTTAGACCATGGTTGTTGGATTCAACACCGATCAAAGCGTGGTTGTAGAAATAACCCAAAGCAACCAACACATCCTCACCAAACAAGTCTGGGTCAATGTGCCCATGCCAATGGGCGACAACGATTCCTGTGTCCGCAGAAATAATATGGGCTGAGCTGTAGTCACCATGCCCCAAGCCTTCAGCGACGTCTGCCCCAATCACATAGGATTCGCCTTCTTGAGGCATTTCCCAAATACGGAGAGGACCACCGTCCTCAACGAATCTGAAGACGGTTCTGACGCTGGTTGAACTGAGGTAGCCTTCTTCGGGGATTATTGGTTCAATTTCTCGGAGGACGTCCAAGTCGAAGACTGGACGACCAGAACGAACAAATGCTTCTTCTGGGTCACTTGGGTATTCCTGTGCTAACTGCCAATCTGGCAGGTCACGTTTCTTGGCTTCATACCAAGACTGGTCACGATCTCCAGCTGACCATGGGAAGAAGATTCCTTTGAATCGGTTGGTTGCATTCTGCGAACCAACCCACAGCTGGTGAAAAATGTTTCCTTCACCGTTAGCGGTTGACAGACAGATGACACGTCCACCGACGTCAGCAATTGGTTCGATAGAAGCCCATGCTTCTTCAGGGTTCGGCAAGAACGCCATTTCGTCAATAACGACACGGTACACGGATTCACCACGTGCCGGATCATTGCCTGAAGGCAAAGATTCAATTGCAGAATCGTTTGAGAAAACCATCTTCAACTGGTTATCTGAAACCAGTTCTGGTCCACGGACCTTCATCCATTGTGGCATCATCTTGTAGCCGTATTTGGTTTTCTGCAAAAGCTTGGATGCTTCACGCTCGGTACGACTCAGCATGACAACGAATCGGTCTGCCCAGAAGAATGATTCCCAAAATACGAATGCTGCGGCTAATGTGGAGAACCCGATCTGGCGTGCTTTGAGAACAATGCTGTAACGCTCTTCAATCCAGGTGCGCACAGTTTCTTCTTGTGCTTCACGCAGAACAAACTTGATGCGACCACGCTCAGGGTGGCGGATTGTCCAATATGTTGAGCAGAAATGAGCAAACGCTTCAACAAGTTCGTCTGCTGAACCATTCTCTGGACCTCTGCATTTGCGCCATTCCTTCTCGTTGAGAAGGTCTGTCAGTTCCATTACTTTGCTCGCTTACGCCCCCGGGAGGCCATCTTCTGAAACTTGGCTTTACCGTACTTCTTGCGACCAATACTGGCTGCTAAAGCACCGGGATTCTTTACCCCCTGGGACTTCAGACTTTTTTCAAGTTTGGCGAAACGTCCACCACCGCCAACACGCATTGATCGTGCCACTACCTAGCCTTCTTCCGAACAGCCTTCTTCTTCACAACAACACGACGACCAAAGCGTAAATCCTTCGGATCCAGCCAAGAGTAAACAACCGGAATCAATGCGGCCACACCTGCATTCAGGATTACAGTCCAGTCACGGCTACCAGCCGAGTAGGCCGCAATCACAGCGGCCGCAAATACTTTTGCCCAAGACTTGGCGATGGCTTTGTGTTCACTAGAGAACTTCATCAACAACCTCTGGAATTACTGGTACAACAAAATCCTTTGTCGTTTCATCGTAAATAAAACCAGCACCAGCATAAGTCTTGCCTGCTGTATCGAAGAAAGTCTCGACCCAGCGACCGGGATAGCGGTCTGGGTTCTCCGCCATGAACTTTGCTGTCACGACAGCAACATGGGTTACGACATTGTTCTCATCTAGTTGTGCGAAATACTGCGACACGGTTACTCTCCTGCTGGTGATACAAACTCATCAATATCCGAATCATAGAAATCACCGATAGCAGCATATTGACCTCTGAAAGGTGTACCACCGTTGCGATGGCGGCTCACACCACTCTCAACACGCACCACAAGCGTTGAGTCATTCTCATCGTAAATAGGGACAATTTCACGATAGGTGTTGTATGAGGTCTGTTTCCATTTGCCTGCAAGACCCAACGATGCGATGAACTCTTGACCTATTTCTTCTGTTGATGCGCAACTGTCATCGATAACGATGACCTGTTGAACAATATTGTCAATATTTAGTTGAGCGAAGTGTGCCATAACCTACCAACCAATAGTTCCTGTAGAATCAAAAACATAGACACGGTTCTCACCGATAGTCGAGACTGTTCCAACAGTAAGTGTCGTTGCGCTCGTCATTGACGCAGGGTGAATGATGACGACACGCCCTGACCCCCCTGTGTTGCCACTATTGTTAGAACCTTGTGCGCCATTACCTGTATTTGCGCCACCAGCAGCCCCAGCGCTACTCGTAATTGTTGCGCCACCAGCAGAATAGACAGAGTAAGTTCCAGTTGCGTTGCTTGCTGCGCCAGACCCTCCTGCTGCGTTAGAACCAGAACTACCAGCACTTGTCGCTCCACCACCACCACCACCCCAGTCATTAGTAGTTCCTGCTCCACCGTTGTAGCCCTGAGCAGGTGTGGTTGATGGTGTGTTACCTGAACCACCAGCATTAGAGCCAGAAGGGATAGCACCACCACCACCACCAGAGCCACCAGATCGACCAGCCGTACTTGGGTACGCACCACCACCACCGCCACCTGTCGCAGTGATGCTGAACGCTGAAGAATCAGTACCGTCTCCACCTATTGCGCCACCAGCACCGACAGTGACCGTGTAAATAGTTCCCTTTGTAATGACAGCGTTCACTTCACGATAGCCACCACCACCGCCACCGCCACCACGAAAACTACCTGAACCACCTCCACCTGCAACAAGCAATACACGCACATTGTTCGGAATGTTGGTAGTAGCAACGACACCTTGAATGTAGTTCGCACTCACATATCCACTTGGTCTCATGCGTTCACCGCCCATCGAACATAAACAATTCCCGATCCACCAGCAGCAGCAGGCCATGAACCGTCTCCACCTCCGCCTCCACCGCCA